AGACGGCGTCCACCAGCTTTGGAAATTCAGGTTCGAAATTCAAAAAAACTTATACGAACGTGTAAATCACTTTTACAAACAACGGAACCAACTGTTCCGCGTGCCCGTAGAGTTTCTCAACCCGTTACACGTGCACCACCAGTTCCACGCGCACCACCTCCACCACCGGTCCCAACTAAAAGAGATCCACGCGCAAATTTAATGACTGCTTTAAAAGCAGACCTTAAACGCCGTGGTCTTAAAGAAAAGATAAACCAAACTTCTTAGATATAATCTTTTTTGCACCTTCGAGTTCTGGGTGACTCCATAAAAGCCATCTCGACCAAAATCCTGCAGTAAAAAAACCTGTTTTTGTCCAGTTTTCTTTATCACTCCGAGTTACATCGAGCATGTTTTTATGAACCAGTTTAAGATCAGTTTGTTTTTGTATCATATGAGGAACAAACCCACCGTGTCGCGTTACGTATGAACGCATGCGTAATGGGTTTTTATGTAATGTATAGTCTGAGTACCCTCTTGCCCCAAAATCAACTATTTTTCCATTTTCAAAAGTAACTCTAAACTTTTTATCAAAACGTGGACTTTTTTTTAAACGAACACGCATATATAATTACTGAATATAATTTTCACCGCGTCGTTTACGTCTAATCAATACTATTCCTAATGTAAGTGATATTATCCAGGCCTGGAATTGTGTTATACCATAAGGTTCTTCAATCATAAACATATTTATATAAGATACACTTTATTACTTTATATATCTAATACTTGTTTTGTAAACGTACAAGCGTGTAATGATGGTACAGATGTACACATGAGATAAATAGAGAAATATAAACACCTGGACTTTTTCGCAAATTCTTGCTCAATAGAATAAGAGTAGCAATTGTAAAAACTGTTATAGTTGGTATGGCTAATAAACCGATTTGTGTATCTGTTAAAGATGGATCTTTTACTGAAACTGTTGGATTCATTTAATATACACTGAGAAAATATAATTATAAATGTTTTCTACAAACAGCCATGTACATTTCTTTACCACCTATAAGTTCCGTCTGGTTATTATCAACTAGACGCTTTGTGAATGGCCCGTGTGTACCATCCATACATTTCATACACATAGCTGACAATTTGAAAACTTTATCAGCGAGAGGTATACAGTCTAAAATTTCACCTATTTTGTTCTGTTTATAATCACCATCTAAACCTGTCAATAATATAGTTTTACCATTTCCGATTGCCCTTTTGACAAAAACTTTTAGACCAATAAAAAACTGCGCTTCGTCTATGGCTATAACGTCTACTTTATCGTAATTAAGCCGTGCCAAGTCGTTCGTTTTTACACAATTAAATTTGATGTTATCATGTGTTCGTAATACTTGTTCCAAACACCGAGTGTCTTTGCTTGAGTTTATGACAAGAATATTTTTACCTATAACCTGATACCTTTTTAAACGCCTAACAAGTTCTGACGTTTTACCAGAAAACATATTTCCCATTATAATCTTGAGACTCATTTACAATCAAACGTGTTATGTTTTTATACTAATTTATTTTAATGAGATAAAGAAATACGTATATATTTAGTAAAATGACTTCCGAAGAAACAACACTTCAATTTAAAAGATTAACACTTGACGCGACTTTACCAACGCGCGCATCACCGGGATCAGTTGGTTACGATTTATATAGTTTACACGATACAGTTATTCAACCTGGTTCTAGAGATATTGTGAGTACGGGTATATGTGCAACAATTCCATTGGGGTGCTACGGTAGAATTGCACCACGTTCGGGTTTAACTGTACGTTACGGTATTCATGTAGGTGCGGGTGTGATTGACCCTGACTATACGGGCGAATTAAAAGTCTGCCTATTTAATCTCGGATCTGTTCCGTTCGAAATTAAATCGGGGGAGAGAATTGCTCAGTTAATTTTAGAAAAGTGTTTAACACCCCTTATTCAAGAAGTGACTGATTTACAAAAGACTATGCGTGCTAACAGAGGATTTGGTTCCTCTGGTGAATTATAAAATTTAATAATTGTTTAGTTTCCGAATGCAACACCACCCATACCATTCTTAATTCTGAGAATGTTATAGTTGACTGCATACGCACGAACAAAGTGTGCATTAGACACATCTGGATCACTGATCGTAATTTTAGCATTATCAATTCTCGAAAAGTTCAATGTACCAGTTGGTTGAGACTTGTCCATTGTGAGCGAAAATGGCCACGTCGCAATTGGTTCGTCTTTAGCACCTGGTGGGAAATACGAACAATGTCTGGTTGGAACAACGTTGCGGTGATATTCGAGTGACATGTTTTCGAAGAGTGGTGTACCGTTAATAAACATGGACGCAGTACCATTTGTACCAAATATATACGTAGAATCAGTACCAAATGCGGCAATGTGTACGGCTTTAACGGGGTGGTTAAAGTACGTAAGATCGATGGTTTTTTCCGTACCGGTCATTGGTTGAAACTGTGTCTGTGTGATAAGAATTTCGTGTTCTGTTTTAGCAAAGAATTCTCTTTCTTCTGTGTCGAGGAAGATGTATGAACCATATACCTTTGGTGTAGACCCTGGTACAAATGTACCGTTTCTACACTTGATTCTGATTTCAACCTGGTGGTATTGGAGACCGACGAGGGGTAAAGATTTGGTCCAATCTTCACTGAAGAAGAATGGAATAACGTAGGAATGGTCCGACGAGTTTTCACCTTTATCGTCGCAACTGGCCCACGCAGAAGCTTTAGCTTGTGTAGTGTTATAAAGAGCACCGTGTGCACTATTGATGAATCCCGTATCTATTTTAGACACTTCTTGACCACCTACCCAAAGTGAAAATTCGGTTGGCTGGGAGAATGCGGTTTCGTTTTTATTGTATATACTAGCGTTATCGTTTTTATTGTTGATGTCTGTACCTTCAATCCATATATAGCTTAAAAGATCTCCCTTGGATTTAATTGGGATGGAAACTTCGTTTCCCGAACCAAACGTACCGATATAATCGAGGCGTTCTGGTTTAATTGCAAAGTTGGTGTGACGTTTATAGTTTTGTCTGAAGAACGAGACTTGTGGGTCGCCTGTGATGTACACATCTTGGGCACCGACCGATACGAGGTCAATCAAAGCAGCTGACATATTTTACTAATATAGTATATTAAAAAAATTGAGCATAAACGTATTAAGAGACATGGTTGTTTTTCAAGCCCTCACATGGGAAACCGAAGATAAACACGCACAGCATTTGATACATATTTTTGGAAAAACACAAGAAGGTAAATCTGTATGTGTTACGACAGAATTTTCACCTTATTTTTTCATAAAACTCCCTACTGATGATTATAGTACACGCGCCGAACTATATTATGAGAGTATTATGAAACGGTGTCCTGGTTTAATAATTAGTTATGAGATACAGTCGTCTATGGACGTATGGGGGTTTCAAGATAGTAAAAAGTTCTATTTTATGAAACTTACTTTTGAAACACTGGCAAATCGTCGTAAAGTTGGATACGCTCTTAAAGAATCGTTGAGGATATATGAAGAACCGCAACCACGAGTATATGGTGAACCGTACGATATACCGGAACCTCAATTTGTAAAATTGAAACTTTACGAGTCCAATTTGGAACCGGTCCTACGGTTAATGCATATAACTGGTATTCAATCGACTGGATGGTTGGATTCTGGTGATGAATGTACACCGACAAATTATGCAAACACTGATTTAGATTTGATGTGTTACGACTGGAGAAATCTAAAATCTGTTAATAAACCTGAAACTGCACCATTCGTTGTAGCTTCTATTGATATTGAGTGTAATAGCTCTACTGGTAAATTTCCTAGTGCGGATATATACGGTGATTGTTGTTTTCAAATCGCCGTTTCGTTATGTTCATTCGGTACTGATATACCTTATGATAAGACGTGTTTCTGTTATAAGAAAACGGACCCTGACCTAGAAGGATGTACTATTCTAAGCTATGATTCAGAAAGGGGAATGCTTGAAGCCTTTAGTGAATACATGGTAAAAATGGACATTGATATTATTACCGGATGGAACATATTTGGATTTGATATGGAATATATAATGACGCGTGCAAAAATGGTCGGGTGTTCCAAAAACTTCTTTGAAATGAGTAAACTTAAGGGGTATAAATGTGAAATGAAAATTAAGAAGTTATCTTCTAGTGCACTCGGTGACAATGAACTCAAACTCTTACCAATACCCGGGCGTTTTATATTCGATTTATTTCACGAAGTTAAAAAGGGGTATAAACTTGATTCATATAAACTTGACAACGTTTCTAAATTATACCTAGGTGATCAGAAAATAGATATGTCTCCTAGGGAGATGTTTGCGCGTTTTAAGGAAGAAGATCCTGTAAAATTACGTGAGGTAGCGGAGTATTGTATTAAGGATACAATTCTTCCACACAGATTACTCTCTAAACTTTGTATACTTATTAACCTTATAGAGATGGCAAAGGCAACTTGGGTACCCTTATGTTACCTTGTAGAAAGGGGTCAACAAATTAAAGTGTTTAGCCAGTTAACAAAAAAAGCACGCGAAATGAATTATATAGTTCCTACTATTCAATGGGGTGAAGGGTTGGTAGATGGATACGAAGGAGCAACTGTACTCGAAGCGCAAAAAGGTGCGTACTATACACCGATAACCGCTTTGGATTTCGAGGCGTTATACCCATCTATAATGGTCGCACACAACTTATGTTATTCAACCATGATTATGGACCCCATTTATGAAAATAAAAGATTATATCCAGATTTGGAGATCGAAACGTTTGGTAATTATAAATTTGTACAAAATGTACCGAGTCTTGTACCGAGTATCTTAACAGAACTTAAACAATTTAGAAAACAGGCTAAGAAAGACATGGCCAAATCATCGGGATCTTTGAAAGAAATGTATAACGGTAAACAATTGGCGTATAAGATATCAATGAACTCTGTGTATGGTTTCACGGGTGCATCGAAAGGTATGTTACCTTGTGTTCCCATAGCGTCAACAACAACAATGAAAGGACGTATGATGATAGAGGATACTAAGAATTACGTCGAAAAACATTACCCGGGTGCGAAGGTAAGGTATGGTGACACGGATAGTGTAATGGTTGAATTTGACGTCGGTGAACGTAAAGGTGAAGATGCTATTAAATATAGTTGGGAACTTGGTGAACGCGCGGCGGAGGAGTGTACAAAACTTTTTAAGAAACCAAATAATCTCGAACTCGAAAAGGTATATTATCCATATTTTCTATATTCGAAGAAACGATACGCGGCAAAATTATGGACAAAGGGTAAAGATGATAAGATGAATATGGATTATATAGACGTAAAAGGTCTTCAACTTGTTAGACGTGATAATACACCGTACATGCGTGAAGTTTGTAAAGAATTACTTGATGTTATTTTGGAGAGTAATGACACAGTTGCACCAAAGGCACTCGCTTTACAACGTGCCGTAGAATTACTAGAAGGTGACGTTCCTAATGATAAATTGATTCTTTCACAACAACTTGGAGACTCGTATAAATCTCAGAATTTGCCACACGTACAAGTTCGTAATAAAATGCGCGATAGACAACCCGGTTCTGAACCACAATCTGGTGATCGTGTACCTTTTATTTTATGTAAAACATGGGATCCTCGTGCAAAAGCATACGAAAAGGCAGAAGATCCTAAATATGCATTGGAAAAAAAGTTGGATATAGATTATCCGTACTATTTTCTTAATAAATTTCTCAACCCTGTGTGTGACTTGATTGAACCGTTATTTGATGATCCCAAAGAAGAAATATTCGGAGAACTCATATCGGGCTCTAAACCAGAAAAACGTAGTAAATTGTGTGATTATGATCCAAAACAGAAACGTATATCTGATATATTTAAACTTAAAAA